CTTAAGTTGAAACTCGATGTCAGTACGACGTTGCTCTGCCGCCAGTCTACGAGCTTCAGATTTGATCACGTATGGAAGCTGGATGATGAGATCAAGCTTTCCAGAAGCTGATTGCTCGTCGATAGCATCCAGCAAATTAAGCTTATGAAGTAAACGTTGCAGCGTTGAATTTGGCTCGTTCATTACTGTATACAATGGATTCTCAATAACCGCTACTGAAGATTTATGCAACGTAATCTCTTCGCGCTTTGCCAACGCTTCGTTATACACGCTTACGCGAACATGACGGGGATACCACATTGTAACTTCACCGACACGAAGCGTTATAATGTCGAATCCGCCAGTTTGTTCTGGATTTATCGTTGTATCAACCGGGACAAGAACCGCAACACCTTTATCGAAAAGAGTCATAGCGACATCCTGCCTGAATGATCTAGCCGCTTGATCGATATTAGCTTCTACGGTAAGACAGTTATTAAGACCACTGTTAATGTCTTCGGTATATCTATTGTGTTCATCCAATCTCACATGACGCATATCAACAGACGCAACATCAATGCTAAGACGTGTGAAAATTGAGGAAATTAGTGAGCGTTCATTGGGAATTCGAAGTCTTACACGATCTGGCCTTGTTCCATACGATGGTCCATAGTATTCAGCAATCATCGGAGATGGTACGGGTTGAATCGGCCAAGGCGAATTTCTCTTAAGCAATTCTTGACGATTAAACGCGTTCCAAGCGTGCCTCAACGTCCTGCCAAATCGTGCCACACGTCACCTCCTTTCCCGTAATTCAAATTCTAGCCCCATCCATTGAAATAAGCGAGAACAACGAAAATACAAATAATAATCATAGCAACGTCAGCCAAAGCAACCGACCACTTTGTGTTCATTACTCAAATGCCTCCTTATGTACCTTATATGCAACCCAAGCATCTAGAAGAGCGGCTACGTTATCGATCTTTTCGTCCTGACGTTTTTTCAACAATTTCCGATTACCATTCGTATCTTCAAGAGTTATTGCATTACCCATCGCAAATGACATAAGGGACTGATCAAAAATTAAAAGTCGCTCTTCTGCCATAATTTTAATTTCACCCAATGGAACCGATTCTGTCTTAGCTCCTTGGATGACTTTTTCAATAGCAAAAGGTCCGTTCTCTGCTTCCCAACGAGTAACAAATTCTTTGGCATTATATGGATCATAACCAAAGGATCGAACATCGTATTCACTCGTAAGAATGAAACGATCCAAATCTTCGTATACTTCCATCATATCGAGAATATTTCCTGGCATTACATGAAGACTTCCCTCATTAATGAATTCTTCATACTTTTGTCTCATAGCTGCCGGAAGCTTCATTAGCGTGAGTTCAGTAATATAACTTCGAGTTTTTACACCATACCTTTCACGTCCCAATGGAAAGAGAAAAGTAAACGCGCAAAAGTCGTCGCCTTGTGACAGATCCGCGCCGACAGAACATGGCATCTGCCAAAATTCTCGATGATGATGCGGGAGGGTTTCTTCATATGTAAAGAAATATGTATACCCCTCCATTGGAATCCCAAAACGCTTCGCTAGAATATCATTTCGAGATGCTGGAGCTTTTTCTGCTCTCTCAACATCAAGTTGATATGTTTCATAAGAAACGGTCAATCCTAAATTCGGGTTTGCTTTAATCCACATAGCCGGATTAGCAACTTCTTCAATTTCATCAAGCTTATAATGCCAGATCGACACATGTGGCGCGTAATATTCACCTTTGAGAATATCTGCAAGCTCCATCTTAATCGTATCTCCAGAACCTGCTCGAACCGTTCCTTCAGAGCTGATCGCGACAATCAAATAGTCCTCGAGTTTGGATGCACCCTGCTCTACCGCACCCACAACATCTTCTCGAAGGTCTCCAGACAACCATTCATCAATTGTGGAGACTTTTGGACGAAGACCCTGTAGCTTATTGATAGCCATGGGTCGAACTTCGAGTATCGAGCCCGTAAGAAAGTTCTCAATTCCCTTTTTTGTCGACGCCAATTTCACGCGATTAGCTCTCGAGCCTGTGGTATTCTGTAAAGAACCTTCTGTAAGGAACTTATACAGGGGCCCGCGTGCGCGCGTAATGGCAGTACGACCCGGTGACATTACCTCTTCTGCTTGTTTCATAGTTGGGGCTGTAGTAATCTGATGCGTAGTTGATGTATCGACATTCAAAAAATAGCTTTGAATGCACCACGCATACATCGATTTAGCTGCTCCGCGAGCAACTATTAGGTATTGCTTAAGGGTTAGACGTTTTTTAATTTGTCGTTTCTCATAATGGCCGCCGTGATTATCTTTGGTAGGAACATACACACTTCTTTCAACGAAATAGTACCAACCAAAAATCTGCTCAGCCCAAAGCTTAAACGAATCCAAAAGATGAAGATCTGAACCATCGGTTAACGTCAACTCCCCTTCGCAATACCGAACAAAACCCTCAACCGCCTGATCGTCGTAAAAAATATTAGGGTTAGCGATAAGCGAATCAATTCGATTCATCTCCTGAGAGATTTCACGATTTACCGGAATCTCGCCTCGGAGAACTGCCTCACGAAACCGATTATAGTAAATCGGAGTCGCAGAACTAGACAGGCCCACGCTAACCTCCTTTCCTATGCGGCAGCAACAGCAGTAACTCCAGCTTTAACAAGTGCTCTCTTAACTTGTTTGGATGCTACTTGATTTGCTGCGTCTTGAGCTTGGACTTTTCCTGTTTGTCTAAGAAGACTTAGGACAAATTTCTTTGGCGGAGATGAATCTTCGTACATAAGACGTTTTGTATGCTGTTCCAAATTCAAACGTCTATTATATGTTTGTAGATCATGATCCGACAAAGCTTTGAGTCCACTTTTCTTTCCGATCTGACCAATCGTGCGCGCGCGAACGGCATCAGGACTTGAGGGGTGTCCACTACCACCAGAAGTTTTTATCTTTTTTCGTTTATCGCTAACAACAACTTCCTGAGCTCCAACTGTGGCTTTTCTACGAACACCCCATTTTTGTCCCTTAATGCCATGATGCTCAAGAATTTCTTCTACAATTTCTGGGGTATTCATTTTACCCCCTATTCGGATTCCTTAGCGGATGCTTTGGGCTTAGCCTTAGGCTTTGGCTCTTCGATATGCCCAAGTCTAATCTGTCTCGCTTTAATCGCATCTGCCTTTTCCTTATCTTTACGCTCTCTCTCCTCCAATGAACTTTCTCTTTCGGCCATTGTGCCTCCTAAACCGCTTCATCCAGTAGATCTGGATCAGGATCAACCCAGCCGGTTTCTTCTCGATGCACATTCAAACGCCACTCAAGTTCCTGAATTTGTCTCTCAACCGCAGAAATAAGATATGATGTCTGAGGAGGGTCGAACAATTGTCGAGTCTTGAGGAAAACGTATGACTTTACCGAATTATACTGAAGATCATCGGCAATAAAATCTTCCCATTCCTCATCGACCCCCTGAATCATGAAACCCTCAGCTGGTCCAACTCCCAATTGGGTGAGAGTAGAGAATGCAGAATTAATATGGGTAATGATGTCGAGATCGAATACGGTATAATTAGCAGCAATGCCCAAAATTTTCTTTGTACTAGTGAGAATACTCTGTTCCATCTACCACACCCACTTTCTTTTACTTAGGGACAGCCCCACCATCGTATTTAGAACCTTCCTGGGGAGCTTCCTTATTAGAAGCCTTCTTATCTTCCTTTGATACGTCTACTTCAACCAAATCCTCTTCTTCAACCGAAATATCCTTCTCCTTATCCGTCATTTAATTCCTCCAATTATCTAAGATCCAGAGATCTAACGACAATTAGCAGATCTCTACGATAATCCAAATATACCGGATATGGACCAGCTTCGCTGCCATGCGAAGTCCAAAGAGCAGTTTTTCTATCACCATTCTTTCTACAAACAACAACGTGTGTTGTATTTGAAAGAGATGGACCATAAAGAGCCATGTCGCCAATAAAGAATTTTCGATCCAAAGGTATACGCCCCTTACGATTATAAGTAAGAAGCGTTCCGGTGTAACCATACCCATTATAATTCATACCATTTGGGTCGTTTACCTTAAATTTTGTATGTCTATTAGCCCAATAAAACGCACCGGTAGTAAAACTTGAACAATCGCATGTAAATGCGGAAGTAGGCGCTTTACCCAAATGATTCATAGGACGAAACTGTGCATAATGAATACTAGCTCTATTATTTTCTGCTTGTTCGCAGTATCTACGAATAAGAAAGCGTGCTGCTTCTTTCTGCGTTGGAGTCAACGACATTAAGCAGCATCTCCCTCCGAATCTTCCTGTTCAGGAGCGTCCTCGAGATCGCCTTCCTCGGGAACTGTAACTTCAGTACCTTCGCTGACGTCCTGATCATTACCTTCCTCGGGAGGATCCGTTGCGTTCGGATCGTCACCCTCGAAATGCTGCTCGGTCATCTTTATTCTCCTTTTTCGTCCCCAGTTAGTCTTGTACCACGTTTTTTTCACTCTCACCCTTTTGAGCGTCATTCAATCTTTCTTTTGCATAAACCGATCCTGCTGTAATAAAAGCAATAATCAACGCCCCCAAATATTCCCATGCCTGACTAGGATTAAAAACGTCAAAAATGCCTACGGCTATCAAACTACCAAAGAAAGCAAAGACGCCCGACCATAAAGCAACCTCATGTCCTCGCATCGAAACCCCCTATCACCAAAGCGTCGTATCACCCGACTTTCTTTTTATTGGTCCTCTAGGGAGTAAGCTATCATCGCCGTAATGGATAGCATTATGCGTTTGAAGCGATGTAGTTATAAGAAATTCCGGATCAAGAACGCTATTGTCTCCTTGTTGTAGATCTTCCAGTAATATCGGATTCATATGATGGACAATTAAACCTGAATAAATCTCATAACCAGGAACTCCCAAATCGCATCCATTGTCACGAACTATGACATGATTTCTGATGTCTTTCCACGATTTGGACTTATATAATACTTGATTCATCCATCTATCAAACCCAAATGTTCTTTCACCAACCATTCCTTTTAATTCTAGATAATGAAAACGATCTTCAAAAGATTCCAACCTTGTAAGGTCGGAATATGTCCTAATCTTCAACATCGGATTCGGGAGCTGGCAAATCGCCAGCATATGAGCGCATAGCAGACAAAGCTTCCATATAAAGTTCTTCTACTCTCTTTTGAGATTCAAGAGCTTCAATCTTTACGCGCGTCAATTCGTTTTCATGCTCAAGCCGCTGTTGCTCAAGACGTTCTCGAGTCGAACCCAACTTCAGAAAGTGCGTAATGACTTGAGATGATGCATTTCCGCTACGGATTTGTTTCTCAGCTAGGTCAATAGCCGCCGAAACCATCTCATTCTCACGACCCTCAGGAGTTGTTGCGGGTTTGCGGCGAATTTTCTTAACTTCCTTTACCTTTCGTCTAGCGGGCAATTACTTCACCTCAATGTCACCAGTTTCCTCACCTGTGCGAGATCCTTTGACTGTAACTTTAACAGAACCGGAGAAACTATTCGGAAAAGTAAGATTTGCTTTGCCATCATTGTCGACATTACGCTTTTCCTCATCATTAATCTGCATAGAAGCGTGTGATCCGAGAACCACAGTATTATCCCAAAGCACTTCGACTACTTTCCGCTGAGTGCCGGTGGTTACTGCCATAGTATTTAGTCCTTTCCTCATAGATTGGTGTTAGAATGCCATTACTTTTAACCCCCGAAATTAAGAAACATTCAGGGAAAATATCCCCCGGAGCTTTTTTTGGG